TAATTTTGTCGTGAATCTTGCCCACTACACTCTCCCCGGTCGTGTCCGTAGAAAACGGTTCGCCGGGTCGTTGAGAAACGCCTTCATGCGCTTCTGGTCTACTACCGTGAACCCCCTCATAATCCCCTGCACATTAAGGTCGGCTATGACTGAGTTCGGGATTTCTGCCACTCGCGTGAGTTCACCCCACCGAGCACGTTCATCCACTTGGTTGTACGCAGACTTGTTGGCCTCCAGAATAGGGGCAACATTCTGTGCATCTTGAATCACCAGCCCACCTTCGCCATCGGCGTAGTAGGTGCGCTTTCCCTCAATCGTGACTTCTTCGCCTAACTTTTGCATTTTCAGCCCTGTGAAAACGGGGACGGTTTTACCCGCCCCCGATTCTACAACAATTTACTGCGTTTAGGCAGCCTTGATGTCAAAAATACCACCGTGGGCTTTTTCGTTACGCACTTCCAGGGTCAGTTCGGCAAGAATCTGAGTCTTGTCAGAGTCGCCGGTCTTGGCCAGGTCGTTCGTTTGGAAAGGACGCAGATATGCCAGCGCAGCGTACTCGGGGTCGAGCATCAGCGCGTCGGTCGAGCGCATAAAGCGGTCAGGCACGATGCTGATGAGGCCGAAGTCCGACAGGTAAGCACCGGCGGCTGCCACGATGGTCGTGGGCTCTGCGCCAGTCACATAACGCTGCTGTGCAACACCGGCAAAACCCGACACCGTAGCCTTGAGTCCGGGAGGAACGACCAACATCTTGGGCGTGCCGCCATCTTCAAAAATCTGCTGTGCCACGTCTTTGAGCATCGACTCCAGGAATGTACGGGTCGTCGTGTCGGAACGAACGTCCGAACCGTCGCCGGTCGGGTTCGTACCGGCAGAACCTTTGCTCACGTTGCTGGTGATGTAAGACAGGAGCGAGCCCAGCTTACGAGCGCCAGAAGTGGCCGTGCCGTTGGTCTTGGCTTGGTTAGCCGTGATGATGGTTTCGATGTCGCGCTTGATTTCCGAGGAAGCCTTGGCCAACTGGTAAGCCTTCTCCGACTTGCGGCCAGCCTTGTCCACAGCTTCCAGCGTGCCGGAAACCTGAACGGTCTTGCCCACGATTTGCGTGTAGTTGCCCACACGAGTTGTCGGGGACAAGGAAGCGGCAGAAGCGTCGTCACCCTCAATCAGGGCGTTGGCCGTGGTTGCAGCGGCCAGAGCGTCGGTTTGCCACTCGTGGTTGGTTTGGGTCGCACGGGCTTTGCCGATGGACGACATAATCGGGGTATCGGTCGGGCTGATGTCATAAATTACGTCAGCGAGGTCCTCACGCACACCAATCGAGGTGTAGCGCAGGTAGGTATTTGAGGGTACAGACATTTCTAATCTCCTTAGAGGAATCGTTCAAATAGTTTGGCCGCATCTCTGGGCCGTCCAGTTGCCTTGAGTTGTTTGCTCAACTTTTTGGCAAGTTCCGAATCCTTGTCAATCTTTTGATTGCCAGTTCCGGGGCGAAGTGCCTTCGGGGCTTCGGCGACCTTTTTCTGGGCCACGGCTTTCCCTTTGGTCAACTTCTCGTATTGCATCGCACGATATAGCGTGAGAACGGCACGGTGGTCGTACACCTGCGACAACTCTTGGTCAGTCCAGCCCACGGATTTCGCGTAGTTCCGAATATCCCTGCGGATAATCTCGCCTTTCACATCGTCGGCCATGTCGGGGATGGCGGCGCGTAGCCGTTCCGCTTCCTGGGCAATGTGACTTTTCAGCCGTTCCTGTTGTTCAGAAACTTGCTTGGCTTCTACGGATTCGCGTTCTGCCCGGACAGCGGCAAGTTGCTTTTCCCGTTCCATGCGCTCTGCCATCTTGACGGCGTACCCAATAGGGTCTTGGTCTTTCAGGGCAGAGATATCTTCCTCCGGCTGTGTCAGCATTTGCTCGATGACTTGCAACCGTTGGGCGTAGGTGTCGCGCAGTTTGGCGGCTTCTTCTATCTTCGTGCGTTCGGCTTCGACTGCCTTGCGCTGTTCAGCTAGAGTCTGCGTCTTTTTGGTGTAATCCGATGTGCGGGAATACCCCTTGATGAGCTCGTCTAAGTCCACTTCCAGTTCTTCGTTGTCCACTTTGACACGAAACCGTTGTGGTTCTTGGACTTCTTCCTCTTGGATTTCCTCGCCTTCCGCTTCCTCGTCAGTGTCGGCTTGCGCTTCGACTTCCTCGGTGTCTTGGGGCGCTAGTTCCTCGGCTTGGCCTTCTGGCTGCTCTGGGTCTAACATACCAAAGATTTTGGCGGCGGCATCGTCTACTGTTTGACTCCCTTGCGGGTTGGTCTGCTCCATCTGGCACTCCTAGTGGTTAAAAAACCTTCCAGCGTTTCTTGTCAATTTCCTTTTGCATGGCCATTGACTTGAGTGACGCTATAAATTCTTCCAGTCCTTTGAGTTTCAGACGTTCGCGCTCTCGCACGTCCACGTCCTCATCTCGACTGTCTAATATGTTGGAAATATACAACAGGCGTTGCTTTTCCACAACACCCATAAAAAACTCGTCAGTCAAAAAGGCTTGCGCCCGTTCGGATTCGTTCAACCGGGTATCTCCACGTTACCTGTAATCTGTGCCCCGACCTTGGCGGCTTTGAGTTGCGCCTCGGCTTGGAACTCGGCCGTCTTGAGTTGCAGTTGGGCAGCGGCTTTCTCGCGCTCCAGTTGAATCTGGGCGGCGGCCTTGCCTTTGGCAATCTCGATGTCGTTCAAGGCTTTGGCGCGGTCAATCTCAATCTGCGCCTGGGCCTGTTGCATGATGGCATCCATAGCCGGGTTGGAGGCGGGTTGTTGCGGTTGCAACATCTGTTGCTCCATCTCCGGGGTAATCTCGCGGAAGAACTCGTTGGTGTCCTTGAACCCAGAGGCTTCAATGAAGCGTCCTAAAGTGTTGCGGTACTGGGTTGGGGAGACGAACGGGTTTGCCATGCCCATTTGACCAAGAATCTGCTCTTGTTTCTGGAGCACGGCGGCGGTCATGGCCATCTGCTGCTCGCGGTTTCCGGTTCCTAGGCCCACGTTCACGGTCAGGTCGTACTCGTTGCTCCACTCCCGTGGGTCGATGGACACGAACTTGCCCCGCATCCGCACAATCCGCTCTTTGTCCTGATACTTGCAGACCAGGTGCAGGATGGCTTTGAACAGGTCTTTGACCCCGCTTTCGGCGAAGATTCGGGCAATCAGTTCGACCTTGGCCGCGCCAGCGTTTTGCACCATGGCAATGGCGGTGGCCGTTGTGTTTTGCAGGATGTTGGGGTCGAGTCCTTGGGACGTCTGGGTAACGCCGGTGCGCTTCTGCTGCACCTCGTCCATGTAGCCCAGCATCGGGAAGGCTTGACTGGCCACCTGTGGAACCACCAGAGGTTGAATCGCCGCGTTGTTCTTGACACGCACAATCCCACCTGGAGTAACGGTCAACATATCGTCCAGGTTGACTTGGCCATCCACCACGGCCATCCGAGCGTTGTTGGACAGATACAGGTTGTCTAACATCTGACGGGTAATCGTGGTCTTAATCTTCTGAATGTCGCTCACGCGGTCGGCCAAGCTGTGACCGAAGAACTTGTGCGGCATCGGAATCGGGCAGACCGAGCAGAACGGGATGAAGTCGGCTTCCTCGTTCTCTAAGATGGTGCTGCCAGCGTAGAACACACGGCGCAGTTCGGCAATGCCGTCCCCGTCGTAATCCGTGCGGATGTAGCACTCAAACGTCTCAATCTCGTCCATGCTGGTGTCGAGACTGGGGTCATCCGGCTGCTCCCCGTTCGGGAAGCGGGCCACGCGCTCGGGCGTGAAGGTCAGGTCGTCATAGGCGGGCAGAAGGTCGATGTCATCTGCCTTGAATCCCATGGCAATCAACTCGGAGCGGGTCGTCAGTTTGCGGTGCGCCACAAACGGGGCATCGGCAATCCGACGGGCTTTCTTAGAAATCAGGAATTCTTCGGGCGGGACGTTCTCAACCTTGACCGAGCCCTTCTTGTTGATTTTCTTGACTTTGACGTTGTAGGCAAAGATGGGCTGCATCGTTTGGATGGGAGCGCCCGTCATGGGGTCGGGCATCATCGACGGCATTTCGCCAATCTGCACCTGCTCTTGGGACACCACTTCCATCTGCCCATCGGCCAGCAACAGGGTCAATTCATCCTCGGACAGGTTCTCGTACTGCTCCTTGTCCACGGATGTCTCGTCATTCCACCAGACCTTGATGACGCCGTTCTTCTGGAGCAGGGCATCTTTAAACCACGTATGAAAGACTTCAAAGCCGGGGTTGTCGTTCATCAGCACCCAGTTGCAATACTCGGTGGCTTGCTTGGCGGCTTCCTCGTCACCCGGAGCCTTGGGCTCAAAGCGCACCACGTCGTCCGACTGCGTGAAGATGCGGATAAGTTGGGGCAGCGAGCCATCCACGGCTTCGGCGACTTCGCCCGTGACGATGGTGGAGCGGCCCTCGACTTCGTTGCCATAGGGCTCACGGTTGTAGGACATCAGCGCATTGCGGCGCTCCTCTACCGTCTCGGTATTGATGTAGCCAATGGCGTTGTCAATCTCGTTGTCCAGGATGGCTTGTAGGTCAAATTCTTGCATTTAGACAATCCATTTCGTGTTAATCGGTAGCGGTTTGCCCCACGTGCTCGACGTATTTAAGCCGACAGCGAGATACCTAAAGGCATCCGCAGCGTGAGAACTCCAGTCATGCAGGGGTTTGTCGTAGTAAACATTGCGTTTCTCATCGTACTCGCGGCGGTAGTTGCGTAGTGCATCTGAGCCTTGTTTAGTTCGTGGATGGAAGTAGCAATTAGGTAAAAGCCTTCTAACGGCTTGTATGCCATCATCGACAGAGATTTTGGGACAGACTGTAATGTGGAGTCCAAAGTCCTGTAACACCTCTTTTCGGCTCTTACCTGTTCCCAGTTCTCTAACTTCGACATCGTGGGGAAGTATATGTTCAGCCTTGGTGTAATCATTCTGCTTTATCCAGTTCACGTACCAGTCTAACCCGACACCGTGATTTTCCACGAAATCGAGGATGCGCCTTTCTTGACCCGCCACTTGGCAGACCCAGATGGCCGTTGAATCTCCAACACCCAAGTCCCAAGCGGTGTACGTTTTGCACAAATCGTCCCGCGCAAATTCTTGAAAGCGTTCCGAGGCGAGCGCATTAAGGTGAGCAGCGTAATACGCGCCTTCAACCGGGCTATCAAAGGAGCACTCAAACTCTTGGGCGAACTTGTCATCGCCCATTTCTTTCTTGGCGGCCTCAAGTTCTTCCGCTGGAAGTATGCCCGTCTCCGAAGCCTTGAACTCAAGTAACTTCCATCCAGGCTCGGATTCGGCTCGGTCTCGGAATTCTTTGAAGTGGTTAGCACCCTTGGGCGTTCCTAGAAATAGCGCCCAGCCCATGCGGTCTGCGAGAGCAGGACGAACAATCTCGTTCCAAATCTTTGGGTTCTGGTCACCAATCTCATCCAGGATAACCCCATCAAAGTATTGCCCCCGCAGCGAGTCGGAGTTGTCGCTTCCGTAGAGTTGGATTCTGCGCCCATAGAAGTCTGCCCTCAGTTCCGAGATGTTATGCGTGGCTTCGAGCGGTCGCGTGAAGTTGCATAGGTAGTCCCAGGCAACCCGCTTGGCCTGTCCGTAAGTGGGCGCGATGTAAGCAAAACGCGGGTCTGGCTTCTCGCACTCCAAGGCGGCGTGGATAAGCTGATTGAGCGCAGCCACAGTCTTGCCCATACGTCGGTGAGCCACCACGACCACAAACCGATGATTGGCCACAGCGTCGTGGATTGCTCGCTGCTGGGTTCTTGGTCGGTACTTGGTGTCAACGGTAACCTCACCCAATGCCGGTCACCACGTTAATTTTGAGCGGTTGGCCATCGGCTCCGGTGTGCTCGTTGACCTGCGTCTCTTTCCAGCCAGCGCGGGTCTTGAGCCAGAATATCATCGCCGCCGTGTTGCCGTTCTTGGCCTGTTCATAGAGCGACTTGCCTATCTGGGCATTGGCGTCCACGCGGCCA